GCTCGCGACAACCCGCTCTATCGGGTTCTGCACGCCACTCCGAACGATTGGCAGACGAGCTACGAGTGGCGTGAGACGCTGATGCTGCACCTGCTCCTGCACGGCAACGCGTTCTGCGAGATTCGTGGGGCTGGCGACTCGCGGCAGTTGATTCCGCTTCATCCCTCGCGGATGAAGGTCGACCGACTTGAGAACGGGCGGCTGCGGTACACGTACCGCGAGGATCGCGGGTCGTCCACCGTCTACTCGCAGGATGCCGTGATGCACTTGCGGTGGTTGAGCGATGACGGCGTGAACGGGATAATGCCGGTCGAGATTGCGGCGGATGCCATCGGGCTGAGTCGAGCCCTTGAGATTCACGGCGCGACGTTCTTCGGCTCAGGTGCTCGCCCTGGCGTCATCCTCTCGACTGACCAGATGCTATCGCCCGAGGCGGCCGAGAACACGCGGAACCAGTGGGAGCGCGCCCATCGCGGCCCCGACCGAAGTCACCGAACAGCGGTCCTTCAAGGTGGGCTCAAAGTCACTGAGCTCGGCGGCAACAACCAAGAGAGCCAGTTTCTTGAGAGCCGGCGGTTCCAGTGCGAAGAGATTTGTGGACGCATCTACGGCGTGCCGCCTCACCTTATTGGCGACCTGTCGCGTTCGTCGTTCTCGAACATCGAACAGCAAAGCCTCGATTATGTGCAGAACGGGTTGATGCCTTGGCTGCGTCGATTCGAGAGTGCCATCTCTCGCGACCTGCTGACCGACGATGAGACGTTTGCTGAGTTCGACGTTCGCGGAGCGTTGCGTGCTGACGCCGCGGGCCGGTCGGCGTTCTACAACACGATGGCTCAGCTGGGCGTGTTCAGCGTCAACGAGATTCGCGCTTTTGAGAATCTGAACCCGGTCGATGGCGGCGACATCCGCGTAGTGCCGCTCAACATGCAGACGCTCGAGCAGGCGAACGCGGCGGCACAGTTGGCGACGGCTCCCGCGGCCCCGGCGGTTCAGGAAATCATCACAGTTGACGAGACGCCCGCGCAGCTGGCCCCCGAGCCGCAACTAGAGAAGCCACGGCGAAGCAGGAGTAAGAAATGAACATCGAACGGCGGTCTCTGGCAATTGACGAGGTTGAGTCGGCGGTGCCGCTCCTGGCGGTCGAGAGCCGCAGCGAGGATGACGGCAACGAGCGCGAATACATCGTCGGGTATGCAGCCAAGTTCGGCGTGAACTCGCTCGTGCTCGGAGATGATTTTGTGGAGCGGATTGACCCCGGTGCGTTCGGCATCGTCAGCGAGCGACGCGGCCGGCGGCAGCCGCTTGAGACGCGGGCCCTTTGGAATCATGACGCCAACTTTCCGCTGGCCCGCTATCCCGGCACGCTGCGGATGACGGTGGACGAGGTGGGGCTGCGGTATGAGTTCCCAGTGCCCGACACAACCTATGGGCGGGACATCGCCAGCAACATTCGGGCGGGCATCGTCAAGGGCTCGTCGTTCTCGTTCACTGTGCCGAGCGGTGGCGACTCGTGGGCAGTCGAAGATGGGCGGAGCATTCGCACTATCAACCGCATTGATTCTTTGCTCGATGTCGGGCCTGTGACGTTCCCGGCGTATCCCGATGCCGATGTGAAGGTTGCCCAGCGGAGCTATGACGCGTTCCGCCGGGCTCGGGATGCCGAGATTGTGCGTCGGGCCGCGGCGTCAGCGAAGGCCCGCGAACTCCGCGAGTACCTCAGCAAGCATGGCAAATAGCGGCGACCAGTGCCCGCGCTGCCGCGAGGGCCGCCTCGCCGTCGCGTCGAGTCAACGAAGCGGTGCGTACCAAACTCGCTACCTTCGCTGCCCGAGTTGCGGCAACACCGCCAAACAGACGGTGCCCGCTGGCGAGATCGTGCGGCGGAAGTTGTTTACTAACTCCCCCACATAACTGGATGGGTGCCGGGGTGGATTCCTAGTTTCGGGATAGGCGGCTTGATTGCCGCTGTGACCCGAACACAGGAGCCAACCCTCGTGGACAAGATCAAGGCACTGCTCGACGAACTGGCCTCCGTTGTCGCCGAGATGGAGGCGATGACTGAGGACGCCCCCGAGGGTGAGGCTCCCGCGGAGCCCATGACCGAGGAGCAGGAGGCGTCGCTGCGGTCCCTGGAGACCAAGGCCGACAAGCTCCGCGAGCGAATCGAGTTCCTGCAGCGTGTCCAGGCCAAGGAGCTCGAGCTCCGGGCCGTGCTGGAGCGTGGAGCCCCGGCCATGAAAGTCACCACCCAAGAGGAGGCCCCCGCCGTGGAGAGCCGAGCCAAGATCGTGCCGGTCAACAATCATCGTCCCCTCAAGGCGTTTCGCTCTGCGGAGACGGCGTACCGGGCGGGCATGTCGGTTCGCGCCACACTGTTCAACGACGATGAGGCGCGCCGGTGGTGCATGGACCACGGCGTCGAGACCCGCGCTCAATCCGGCGGAATCAACAGCCTCGGCGGTGTGCTGACCAACCCGGAGCTCTCAAACGAGATCATTCGGCTAGTGGAGCAGTTCGGTGCTTATCAGGCCAACGCCCGCGTCGTGACGATGAACAGCGACACGCTGCTTATTGCTCGTCGGACGGGCGGTCTGTCGGCTCGGGCCATTGGCGAGAACGCAGCCCCGCTGACCAGCGATGTGACTTTTGACAACGTGCAGCTCGTCGCCAAGTTGTGGGGCGTCGACAACCGCGTTCCGGTTTCGCTGGTTGAAGACTCGGTCATCGACCTGGCCGATGCGATGGCGGTTGAGGTGGCTCAGGCGTTCGCGGAGACCTACGACCGCGTGGGCTTCGTCGGCACCGGGGCTGGCACCGATCACGGCATCAGCGGCGTGGCGACCGCCGTCATCGACGGCACCCACAGTGCCAGCGTGGTGAACGCGGCGTCTGGTAACAACACCTTCGATACGCTCGACCTCAGCGACTTCACGAACCTTGTGACCAAGTTGCCGCTGTACGCCCGCAATCGCAGCCCCAAGTTCTACATCAGCAATGCTGGATACGGCTCGTCGATGCTGCGTCTGATGATGTCGGCAGGCGGCAACACCCGGTCTGACGTGGCCGCTGGCTCGGGCCTGCAGTTCCTCGGCTTTGACGTGGTGCTGGTACATCCGCTGGAGAGCCGGCTCAGCGGCACCGGCAATGCGGTCGCGTGCCTTTTCGGCGATCTCTCGCAGGCGTGCACGATGGGCATCCGGCGTGAGGTTTCGGTGAAGACCGACGCGAGCCGGTTCATCGAGTTTGACCAGCTCTTGACGTTTGCCACGGCCAGGATGGCTTCGGTTGCCCATGACCTGGGCTCCACGAGCGTCGCTGGCCCGATTGTGGCACTCCGGTTCGCCGCCTGACCTCTGACCCTCTAGGAGACCCTGACCAGTGAACCACATCGAATACACCAAGACCGTGGTCGGCTCGACCGTGACCTCGGCGGCCGGCACTGCGACGCTGACCATCGACACGCTGGGCTATGCCTACGCGTCGGTCGATGTTCTCGTGGCAGTAAGTGCGACCCCGGCGAACACCGCGGCGAGCATCCTCAACGTGCTGACGCTGTCGCAGGGCGACACGACGACGGCGGGCTCCTCGGTCTACACCGTGGCGGCTCCCGCCGCGAGCGTGGCCGTGACCGCCCAGCCCTCGGTGGTGCGGCTTGATGTCGACCTCCGCGGCAAGTCGCGGTATCTGAAGATCGACGCCACCCCGGCGACCAGCCTTGCCACGACCATCGTGGCCCGGCTCGGCAAGGGGCAGGAAGGCCCGGAGACGGCTGCCGCCAAGGGCGTGCTGGCAAAGTACAGCGGCTGAGCTTGACAGTCCTGGCACAGTGGATGGCGGGTGCGGCATGAGCCGTGCCCGCCATCTCTGTTGAGGGCTCCATGATTGTCAAAGTCGGTTCGACTGATGTCGACGTTCGCATCGAGTGCGTGATGAGCGGGCCGCGGTTCGGTCCCCTGGCGAACGTCTTCGGATGGGCACAAGCGTTGATGCCGCTCGGCATCCGCCCCACGCTGGGCCAGGGGGCTCTCTGGGGACAAGTGCTTCAGCGGTGCATGGAGCAGTTCATCGACTCTACCGAGTTCATTCTCTGCACCGACATGGATTCCTTCTGGGACCGCAAGACGGTCGAGGAGCTCGTCTCGCTCGCGATGGCGTTTCAGTGCGACGCTCTTGCCCCCTTGCAGGTGAAACGCGAAGACGGTCGCCCGATGTGTACGTTGCCCGGCACGCTTGATCAGCCGCCGCCGGGCGGGGCGACTGAACTGCCGATGTCGTGGTTCGCGGAGCCCGTGCAGGAAGTCGATTCGGCTCACTTCGGCTGCACGCTGATCTCGACGCGAGCTCTGAAGCGGACGCCGAAGCCGTGGTTTCAAGACCAGCCCAACGCCAAGGGCGAGTACGGCGACGGGCGGATCGACGCCGACATTCACTTCTGGCGGCAGTTTCGAGCC